ACACCTTGGTCTTCTTCTCGTTGGTGTCGTGGTCAGTCCAGTGGACGACGGTCATCTGCATATTGCTGTTGAAGACATAGTCCTTCAGATTGGCGTATGCAGCAACATAATCGCCGTCAGCTGCGGCATCGTAGGGAGGAATAACATCGTCTTCCGTGGTCTCTACGCGCTTGCCGCCGAAGCCATAGGTAGGCTCAGAGGTGATGCCATAGTTGGTGCGGCCGACGGGCTGGCCGTTCTGGTCCACCATGCCGTCGATGTAGCCCTGGAAGGTACCCTCGGCCATATAGAACTTGCCACGGCCGTAGCGCTTCTTGATAAGGGAAAATACCTTTTTCTTCCATGCAGAGAAAGAGGCAAATTCCTCAGGAGACATCTCCACAACAGTCTGGATACGGGGGTCGTTAAAGATACCCAGCATCTGCTTATTGCCGGTACCGTTAAAGACGCCGATTTCCACAGCCGCAAAGATTGCCTCCACAGCCATATCGACAAACAGCTTCTGGAATGCAGAAATCGTCACAACGCTGGTCAGGATGGACTGAGCAATCTTGCACTCCAGGCCGTAGTACTTAAAGGACACGGACTCGTCGGCAGAGAATTTCTGGGAGTCAGATGCGCCGTCACCGACCCAGGTAGCCACAGGCTTCAGGTCAGAAATGGGAATCTCCACACCATTGGCAACATTCAGATGCCGCAGAGACTGGAAGATAAGGCCACGCTCCTCCAGACCACGGATGATTTCATCCAGAATTGTGGTGGGGATTGCAGCTCCCACATCACCGGAGGTGGTGGTCTCTGCAGCGTTGCGGAATTTCTCAGGAATGGGAGTACGGCTGCAGACAAAGTTCTTGAATGCGATCATATACTCATTGGATGCGTAGGGGTCCTGGTTACCTGCAGGAGCTGCAGGCTCACCGCTACCGGCGCTCAGATTCTGCACAACTGCAGGTACAACGGCACTGCCTTCCAGTGCAGCGTAGTTAGCCTGGGCCTGCGCCTGGGCTTCGTACTTTGCGTCCAGCTCCTCGATATCCTTCTTGGTTTTGTTGAAGCTCTCCAGATCGCCAGCGTCCAGGAACTGCTTAGCCTGGTTCATCAGCTGATTGCGCTGAGCTAAATACTGTTCTTTATTCATGTGTTTTTCCCTCCAAAATTAAATATTGATATTGTGCGGCAGCTTTGGCTGTCGCCTTTTGATTTTTGAAATGCTTTTTTGCATATTCAATGACGTTCTGAGGCAGAAGATCGGGGCTGCAGGATGCTGCCAGACGGATAGGCTGACTGGGCGTCTGCTCATCTTCAAACATTATCTTGTCGATGAATCCTTCCTGGACCGCCTGCTCGGCTGTGTACCAGGTCTCTTCTGCCATAAGAGCAAGGATATCTTCCTTGCTTTTGCCGGTCTTGTCCGCATAAGCGGCCGCAAGGGCCTCGTTTGCGTTGATTAGAACTTGGGCAGTATGCTCCATGTCCCGGTGATCGCCGGCAGCTCTGCAGCTGACGTTGTGGATCATAAGCTGGGCGACCGGGGATATCTCGGACGGACCTGCCATAGCCACCACAGAAGCGGCGGAAGCTGCAAGGCTGTACACCTGAATGGTTACATTGCCTTCATAGCTCCGTAGGGCTGTATACATCTCCTGACCAGCCTGGACATCTCCACCGCCTGAATTGATAATGACAACAACGTCGTCGCCGGCAGCGGTTTTCAGCGCGTCACGGACAGCCTGGGGCGATGTAGCAGCCATCTCAAACCACTCATATATCCACAGGTCGTCATCAGGAACGATAACTCCGCGAATTTCAATTCGTACCACTTGTCTTCACCTCGCTTTCGTCGATAGCTGCAGTATCCAGACGACGGATGTAAACATCGCCGCCGGGAGCCGGCGCCATATTGAAGGTGGCTCTCCACTCGTTGGGAGACATCGCGCCACGGTCCACCATTTCCTTCAGCGCCAGTTTGGTGGCCATACTGGCAGTGGACAGGTTGGAAGATTCAAAAACAATGTAATTGCCATAGCTCCGTTTTTTGCGACTGAATAATTTCCGGGTGTACTCGTCGCCCATCTGAATGATGTCAGGTTCTACCTCGGATTCGTAGTAGGCATTCCACTCGTCTTCAGTAAATTCAGAGGTGACAATCTTCTTATTGGTATTCAGTGCGGCATAGAAGCGGTTAATGGTACGGTCCGCCTGGATTGTGTTGGGGGCATGGTCCTGGGGATTGATTTGGATCGCTTCCGCCTTACTGTCTACTGCAGCAACACCGGTACCCGAATCGGCCCCAAGGAACTGCTTAGAGAAACGTGCTGCATTTGTCTCCAAATCTTCCGGACGGATAGAGTTAGAGAATTTCAGCAGCCAACGGATAACACCGCTATTCTTGATGGACTTGATAACACCCCGGTCTATAGTGCCAATGAGCTCCATAAGCGGCAATAACAGGTCCACCTTAGACCCTCCAAAAAAGTCACCGCCGATATTCATATCGCCCCGAAGATGGATCAAATCAGCGTACGGGACAAGCAAGGTTTTTCCGTCGAGAAAATAAAACCGAATAGAAAGGTTACCGGCAGCGTCATATTTGGCTTGCGCCATAGTTGCATTCATGAAGTACGTAGCTGTTGGGAGACCATTTTCATCCCGGACAATCAGAGCAAAAGCGTGATTGTTAATCTTCAGCGATGCTGCCATTTGCTCCCGGAATTTTTGCCCGGTGGTGTAGGGGTTAGGCTCTTCCAGGAGAAAGCGGATATACGGCTCGGGATTGACCTTGATATCCCTGGAGCCATCTTCATGAACGGTCTCCATTATGTGCTTGGCTACAGCCTTGCCGATTGCGTGAACATAGGGCCGAATTGCACTCATAACGATGTCTGACTTATAGACGTTTTCATTCCAGACAAAGGTATCTCCATCCAGAGCCATCATTTTGAAGGTGGTGCCAGTGGGAGAACGGTTGGTTATCCGCGACCAAACGCGAGAAAAGAAACCCGTATAAATCCCTCCTTTAGTTGATCATAATTTCGTAGTCCTCCAGCTTATCCTGGAGGATGGTATAAGCATCCAGAAGCGCCGCGGTACCATCGATTCTTCTGGTAGGCTTACTTGTTTTATGTGGCTGGATATTGCCGTTTTTATCTTCCTCATAGGCGGTGTTAGCCAGGCACCACTTATCAACGGGGTTATTGCTGTAAACAATTAGCTTACTGTCCAGGTCATTGCGCAGGCGCTTCATCGGGTCGGACAACGTGCGCTTACCTTGGTGGACCGCAATCATAGCATTCTTGCCAAAGGTGGAGGCCATATCTTCTACCCAATAAGTGGCGCTCCAGGAGTCATAGCCAACAAATGGGATGAAGATATCCAGCTGCTCCTGGACCTCAACAAACCATTCCTTGACGTACTTATGATGGACCTTGTTTCCGGGACAGAGCCGGACAAGCTCCCGATCAAACCACTTGTCGTATGGGATACGATCCTCTGTGACACGACGCTCCAGAAGGTCCTCCGCCAGCCAGTACATAGACAAGGCAAAAATCTTCGGACAGCCGGGGACCATAAACAGCACCTTTGCAGCTGTAAGGTCCGTGGTACTGGAAAGGTCGGCGCCGCCAATACCGTACTTGGGGTATGGCAGTTCGATTTCTTGTATCTCGTCGCCTTCGTGGTGGTACCAGACAAACCGCTTTTCCTTGGGGAGCAGCTGAAAGGTGTCCGGATTGGACAACTCTTCGTAGGAAAGCCAGGCTTCAGAGCTGGTCTCCCGGATGTTAAACTCCTTGCAGACCAGGTTCTTGACCAGTGCAGGGTTTTGCATAGCCTTCTTGACCTTATCGGCCAAGGCTTTTGCGTTCTTGATGGTGCCCAAGCCGGGGTTTGCCTTTTTCCAGCACTTGGGGTCAGTCCACTCAGAACGAGAGTCCAGCTCATAGACGAAGGCGATGGAGTGCTCATCGTGATACCCTTCTGGGTCCTCGTAGCCGTTAATTAACCGGTCAGCATCGTCATACTCTTCGTCGTAGATGTCCTCCCGGATCACACCGGCAGTGGAGCACATAAAGATCAGGGGCTGGTCTCTGGCGGTGACACCGTCGGCAATAATGTCAAACAGTGCCCGGCCGTTCTTCCACTGGTGGATTTCGTCAAGCAAGGCACACAGAACGTTCAGGCCATCCAGGGTGTCGCTATCAGAAGCAAGGGGTTTGAAGGAGCCGTCGTTAAAGTCGCTGGCCAACTCGGAGACCAGCGTCCGGACACGCTTCAGCAGAGCCGGAGATTTACGCACCATGCGCTTCGCTTCCTGCCAAATAATCTTGGCTTGGTCACGCTTCGTTGCCGCTGCGTAGACTTCCGGACCTGCCTCGCCGTCTGCCAGGAGCATATACAGGCCAATGCCGGCAGCCAGGGTGGACTTGCCATTTTTCTTGGCCACAATCAGCAGAGCCTTCCGGTACTGCCGATTGCCTTCAATGTCAACAAAGCCAAAGATTGCTGCAAGCAGGGCCTTTTCCCAGAGTTCCAGGACAATCAGCTGACCGCCCAGCTTGCCTTTGGAATGCCGGAGATAATTCTCAAAAAATTCAATTACGTGATTTGCCCGGGCGGGGCTGTAGAAATACTCTCCGGGATTATCCATCTGGTGGACAAGGTGCTTGTAGGTCTTGTAGATTTTCTTGCTGACAACTTCACGGCCGTCCTGAATTGCCTCCCAGTACTCCCGGATTGGGTTGTAGTCCAGGGGGTAGCGCTTAAACTTCCTCACGGGTCATCACGTCCATGGACAAAGGCATCGAAGCCGTCATCAGGATCGCCGACAGGGCGGTCATCCTTAGGCAGCATAGAGTCCAGCTGCTTGATGATTTTCTGATAATTTGCGTTGACAGCGTTGTAAGTCTGCCCCTGAGGCCGGGCCCGGTTATAGGGCTCTTGGTTACCCTGGCTGAAAAGCTCAGTCCATCCGTTCTCCTGGAGGTCTATCTCCAAGTCTTCCAGTTCTACCCGCATAAAGGCGGCCCGCTGGATCAGGCCATCGGCAATGGACTTCCTTGCTTTCGGCAAATCCTTGTAGTTTTTTGCAAGTTTCCGCATCTCGGCTTTAATCCGTTCAGCTTTGGTCTTCTCGGCCATTTTCTCGGCTCCTTTCTGCCCTTTGGGGAGGGGGGATATATGCGCGACCCGCATTTTTTACCGAACTCCCCACACCGGTCCCCACGGAGTGGGGAGGGGGTCGCAGATAGGGGGGTATCAGAGGCGATTTCGTTCAAATTCCGGGCGAATTTTGACCGGATTTCCATCCAAATCAAACTCGCAAACGGGTAAAACTGCACGTTTTACGCCATGCCCTTCGTGCAGATCGTGGCAAAGCTTGCACTCATAGGCCAGGTGCTTCCAGTTCAGGGCAATCTCCGGGTCCTGGATATTGCTCTGGGTCAGGATAATCTTGTGATGCACGATGTAGCCCAGCCGCTGCTGACAGGTTCCACACAGGCCGCCATCGACACGCTTGCGCTCAGCAATGTATCCGCGCCGGCAGAGTTTCCATGCATCGCTTTTGTAAAAGGCTTTCGCCCAGGTTTGCGCCACATCCTCACCTCCTGGCCCGCCAGGGCAACAAAAAAGAGCCCGCACCACGAAACGCATCAAGCATTTCATGGCACAGGCTCTAAGGCTCAGGCTCTGGCAAGATATTCACGATTAGTTCTTTGCCGCATCGTTTGCACTTAAACGGCAGATTTTTGACCTCTGTATTCGGCTCCAGGAAGAGCAGCGTCTGCTTCTTGCAAGCCGGACAGAGAAACCGTCTCCGATTTGTCTCTATTTTACCACATTGTGTATCCTTTTGCAATACTTTTCACCTCGATATTTTTAGAATTTCCGGTTATTATACACTACCCCAAGTCAGAATTTATACTATTCAGTTGTTTCTTCCGGAAGTAGTGCAATCATATGGCAGAAGCGTCCGTAACTGTTCACACATTCTGTCTTATCCGTAATAAAGGCGCCGGGCGGCGGCAGCAATGTTTCACCCTCGCTTACATATTCATAATAGGAATATGGTCGTTTTAAGCCACGGCTGCAGCGGAAGGTTCGGTCACCTATATAGCGGCGCCCCTGCACCCTCGGCTCCTTCGTCAGGTACTTAGCCCACCGTTCTGCTCCATCGGCGCCAAACTCCTCAAAGTCCACATCGTCACCATTCTTAGCCCACAGACGGCGAATTTCATCAAAGTCAGCGCCGGTAGAGTTAATGATTAGATGATGGTGCAGACGGCCTCCTGAATGGTACCCTTCTGTCACACGTACATAAGGCAGCTCCAAAGGCGGGTCGTGGGCACGCCTGGCTGTGCGCAGCGCTCGAATGAAATTAGATAGGCGCCGGTCGGCGTCCTCCCTTCGGATTGGCAAGTCCTCATCCCGATAGGTCAATGTAACAACCAGGTCGGTACGTTTGAAGTTAGCTGCCAGGATTAGCATCAACTTTTGCCATGAGAGCTTAGCGTTGAGTGATTCCCGGGCCGGCGTTGATATTTGCGATTTAGCTTCACGCCGTGCCGTTTGGTTTTGCGTATGGATGGCAGTGTATTGTACCGCCATCCACAGTCTGCCGGCACGAACCACACGTCGTCTTTCTTTTGCCATCAATCAAACCTCTTGAAAATAATCGTGTATTTGGAGAGGTCCTGAGTAACGCTGACAATGACGTGTCCTTCCACGTTAATCCGCTGCAGGGCTGCCTGCAGCTCAACAGGGCCATTGCAAAAGGCCACATCGTAGCGGCGCCAATGTTGCGGTTGATAAAAAGCCGGGATTTCAGGTGGTTTTCGCTTAAATATACTTTTCATATATTCGCTCCTATGTTTAGAATATCGGGACAGATTTCTGATATCAGCTTATCAGTAGCACGTCCCAGGCTATAGCAGTTGCCGTGAGATATGTGGTTCTTCCAGGCACTGTAAGATGTTCGGAATTCCTCCGGTGGCAGGAGGTCGGCGGCAACCAGCTTTGCCATACGTACGAACTTCCGTTGCGCATTCCGTTTGTTCTGATTTTTCAGCTTACGGACCGGCGTGCCGTCAAGGGCAATATAGGTGTGGAAGCCTAAATAACTGACGCCATTCTTGAAGGGGAATATCTGCGTCTTACCGTTCAGCTTCAGCTCCAGAGTTTCCAAATATTGTGTTATGACCTCCAGGCAATACTGCAGATATGCTTTACTGGGATGGATGAGATAGAAATCATCCATATACCTGCCGTAGTACTCGATCCCCAGTTCGTGCTTAATCAGCTTGTCCATACCGTCAAGATAGAGTAAAGCAAAGCCTTGATTTATCTGATTGCCCAACGGTATTCCCTTCCCCTCGGTGCTGTCAATAAATAAATTGCACAACCAACATACATCAAGGTCATAGCCAAAGTGATACTCCACAATATCCTTGAGCTGAGGATGGGATATGTTATAAAAGAATTTGCTGATATCGCACTTTAGAATATAGCCGGCAAAGCCGTATCGGTCATAAAACTGCAGCATCTGTTCCTGGAGCCGGTTAAGGCCAAACAGTGTGCCTTTTCCTTTTTGCCCGGCGCAGTTATCCCAGATAAATACACGCTGCAGGCGCGGCAGAAGAACATTATCACACAGACTGTGCTGTACGACCTTATCTTTGAAAGACGAGGTCTGAATAACACGCTCCTTCGGCTCATAGACCTTAAACTCGGTATACTCCGATACGCGGTAGGTCTTATGCCGCAGTTGGGCAATCAGGGTATTTACTCCGTCCAGAGCTGCAGCGTCAAACCGTGCAGCGCTTTTCCGGAAGCCCTTGCCGCAACGGGCCTTGCGGAAGGCACGATACATATTCTTAAAATCGGTTACTTTCTCAAATTCGGTCATACAACACAGTCCTCTTTGTTTATCCGTTTCCGGAAAGGTCATACGTTCTTTTGATGTGGTGTATTGATTTCGGCTGAAGCCTACTCTGACGAACATTCCACCAGTACGGACGGACGCCGTTGTTGTTGTAGTTGTAGTTGTTATTGTTGATGTAGCCAGACGGCGACACGCAAAGAAAAATACAACGTATGGCCTGTGTAAATTACTGTCTTTCCTTCGTTCTCCACGCAATGGACATATATTTCACATCGGACACCATCTTGGACCAGTATGCTGCCGATTTATCGTTCAGCAGCTCCAGGAGCATAGACAGCTCTATGTAAAATAGCAGCTCATCGCAAAAGGTAATTGCCCGGGTTATCATCTCGCACCGTTCCGCTTTGCGAATCATATTGTTAATGCGGTTTGCTTCCATAAGTGTTTCAAAAATATCCAAACTTTTAAGCTGTATCCGGTCCACCAAGGAATGACGGTACTTTTTGGGATAACGGTTGCAATTCGATGTGAGCTTGAAGGAATGGACAGCAAGTTCTTTTGCTTTGACTATTACTTTTAGATCATTCTCACTCATTGTTACTCTTTAGAAGATTCAAAGATAGAAGAATTAAAGAACAAAAACGGACGGACGCCGCTGATGCCGTAGTCGCAGCTGCTACCGCCGATGCAGCCAGACGGCGACACGCAAAGAACCCAATATGGATCTTCGTGGGGTTTTGCGCTTTCCGGAGTTGCCAGCCACCACCACGTGTTAGGGTTGTACTTATCGAACACCTCTACATTCGCACGGTAGAAATCCAACGTAGGCAAGCTAATTCGGGTTACCGTCACTCCGTAAGGTTTCAGGCCGTCCAGAGTTGTCAGGTCCGTTTTGAAGCTAAGTACGTTTTCTTCTCCAATCGCCTCGATAATTTTGGGAAGAAATTCCTGTTCCAGTTTCTTCAGGATATCGCTGCTTCGGAAATCGTTGTTATCACCGAACCGGGAACGGAAGGCGATATCCTTCATCACTACCGGTGTTTTTCCGTCTGCATCCGGAAATTTGATAAAATCCATACCTGCGACGGTGAAAGTCTCTCCGTCCTTAACGTTGGGGAATACGACTGTGTTTTTTGTGTTTTCCATAATACGCTCCTTTACTTAGATACAAAGATATCAGATTTTAAGATGCAAAACGGACGGACGCCGTCGTAGTTGCAGCTGCAGATGCCATTGCAGACGTAGCCAGACGGCGACACGCACCTAACTGCGGAAGAATTGCCGTGGGTTTCTGTGCTCCAGGGAGTAGCCAGCCACCACCAGCGGTCAGGCTTGAATTTGTCCAGGATACGCACATATCGCCGGTACAGTTCCGTAGTCAGCAAGGAAGCTTTGCGTGTGACGTGACCGTAATCATCCAGACCATCATCCGAGGTCAGGACAACTTCATGAGAAACAATGTTCTCTTCCCCAATCAACGAAGCTAAGGATTCTGCAAACTTATTGCAACAATCGTCTACAGCCGAGCCATCATAATTATTGTTGGAGCCAAACTTTATGTCCTCGGGATGGCAATCTTTCAGAATAACAGCAGTACCATCAGTGGTCTGATGCAGGACAACAAAGGTATAGTCGCCAATTTTGAAGGTTTCACCTTCGGGGATATCGGACAGCTTGACACCTGACGCCCGATGCGCCGCAACAATCTTTTCAATCAGTTCCAGCGTTAACTCAATTTTCTGTCCGTTGATAATAATACAGTTTTTCATTTACTTTCCTCCTTATTTTTGTGCCACTCCCATTTGCTATTATCTTTACAATCTTTACAATAGCAGTCATAGGGGCAGTCTTCACAAGTGTAATGCTCATCATCCTGCGAGCAAGGTGCCGGTGGATATTTGTGGCTGCAGTATGTACAATTGACATCCGCACTCTGCAACTCTGCCACTGCGGCGGTGAGCAGTGCTTTCGTTTTCTCCAGCTCTGCGGTCAGTTTATCCATTCGCTTTCCGTCCGCATAACCTTTTGCATAGCCGTTTTTGTATGCTTGTTCCGTTGCTGTGTAACTATCCATTGTCATTCCCTCCGGTCATATTTGCATCGTTTTCCTTTCCTTCCTCCGGGATAGGATACCAACGCACACATTCCGCATCGATGGTAGCGCCTCCTTTCGCAAACTTCCAATGGAGACCATCCCAGCGAGCAAGCTTTCGCAATTTCAAGCCCTCTGTGACAAATTCAGCAACTGCGTCTGTGGCCTCAGGTGGATTTACATTGCCCGGCATCCACTGTGGTACACCGGAAGGAGAAGTCACCGGAAGGTCCTTGGAAGCTTCAGCGGGCTTCACCGTCCAGCATTTAACATCCGTCCAAACGGTGGCAGCGTTAGCCCCCAGTAGTCCATTGCCTAAAAAGTGCGTATCCTCCGCAAAGCCAAAATTGTCCACAACAACGATATCTTTGCCAATAGGCGGCTCTACTGAAGCTGGGTACCAGGTCGCCGGCATAAGGTTTTCAGAGGAGACCGCAGCAGGCATAGGTGCGTCATTCATAACCGGGTTGGGGGTTCTGCAGAGAAGATAGTCCAGAGAGACGCCCAAAAGGTCTGCCACCTTAATCAGGCTATTGATATGACGCAAATACACATCGTAACCATACGGCAGGTCTGTAGACGGAGTAAAAGTCCCTATACACTCCTCGTGCTCACTGTACGCCTTATCGTCATAGGGAGAGTGATATCGGCCAAGCACATCGAATACATCCTTGACGGACTTTTTTGCGTCACGCCGGGCAGTGCCGAACCGTGTCCAGATGTCTTCTACTTGCTGGATCAGCGGGCGCTGCCGTTCTTCTTCAGCAAGCTTCTCTTGTTGCTTTTGAGCCTTGGCGTCAGCCTTCAGCTGCGCCTTCTGCTCAGCGCACCCGGGGCAGGAGTATTTACACTTGGCCAATTCCGGACACCTACCGCAGCATTTATCGCAGTTGAAAGTTGACCAGCTATCTAGCAAAACGGCCTTCATACGTTTTTGACCAAGGTTTTGGCAGCCGCCGACGCAGGTGCTCTTTTCAGAAAATTCGGAAATCTGCTTAAATCGCTTTGCGGACTTCTCAACCAGATACTCATAAATGTTGCGGAAATCTTTTCCTGTCTCAGTAACAACAGACCAAATTGTCAGCTGATCCTCCGCAGAGAGCTGAGACAGCGCATAGGCGACACTCTCATTCAGCTTGCCTTCCTGGTATGCCGGCTGCCAATTCTCGTGGAGTTTGTCCCGGATCATCTTCAGCCGGGCAAGCTTGGTTTTACTGACCTTGCAGCACTCGGCCACGTGGTCACGCATCCGACCGGGGAACTCGTAGCCCTCCTCCTTCAGCTGGTACAGCAGCCGTTCAATACGCTCGGCCTGTTTGTTAATATCTGCAGAGGTCATTTTCCGAGTATCACTGTTGGCATAAATCAAGCGCAGCTCCTGCAGAGCTGCAGAGCCGGTGGACTTCTCCAGGATGCAAGGTACGTCATAGAGGTCTTCCCTACCCTCGTCTACCAACTTGCGTAGGGCAGCGTGGCGACGGTGACCGGAAACGATAATCACCCGGGATTCGTCCTCCGGATGTTGACGGACACGAAGGGGGTCCAAAAGGCCGACGCACTCAATATTTGCCGCCAGCGCATCTATCTCGGAAAGCTCATAGAAGTTGGCTGTGTCAGCCTCTATCAGGTCAATGGATATGTACTCAATCTGCTCTCTGTTATCCGGGGAAATTGTGTCCAATTTGGACACATCGCTCAGGACGTCCGCAAGGTTAAAGCCTTTCTTCGTCTCACTCATTTGTTGGACCCTCCATTTAAGTATTTTTTTACAAAGCGGTTATAGTCGACTGCTGCACCGCTGCGGGGGCTGGTAATCAGCAGGGGCTGTTGCGCAAAGGTCATATTGTCCACCTTGTCGCTTCTGCGTAT